GTTTTCCACTTCTCTTTTCATGTTTAATTTTTCAAAGTAATTTTTATATTGTGAATCTGACATTCTACATAAATAGTGATTATTTTTAAACTCCATTGAAACTACATCAATGTAATTGGTTACATCCATTTCTAATCTGTTTTCTTCAGATATTAAAAGAATTAAGTTAGTTTCATAATGTCTACAAGCTATTGATAGTTCTTCAAAAGAAAACCAGTCTTTCGATCCTGTGCTTTGACATAATTCTAATAATTTCTTTTCATCAATGTCTTTGTCTAAAGATTGCATACTTTTGACTAATGAGTAAAAACCACATAATCCATCACCTTTGTTATCGATCACATTTGGTCTTAAAATATTAAATTTTTCTACAGTATTTATATTCTCATGTAGATCAGTGTAAATAGGTTTTTTAAGATTGTATATCTTATCTCCAATTTTACTACCATAAGAAATGTCATTTTCTTCAATCTTGCCTTCATGAGTCATTTTGTATAATCCTCCAAACTTATTCTTCATAAGTCTAGAAACTTCAAAGTCCACTTCTTCATCATAATATTCGGCACTAACTTTGGGTGGTTTAAAACCTATTTTCCTTCTAAAACTGTATTCTTCTTCAAATTGATCTCTATTTAAAGACTTTTTGTTCATCACTTCAGGGCTTTTCTGTTTTATGAAATCTTTTAATGACTCTGAAGACAAATCATATGCTTCTTGAATTGTTCTGCATGAAAAAGGTCCATTATATTCTCCTTGAAAATCAAAAAGATAACATGCAACTAAAGACTTTGTTAAACATTTGATTGAAAAGTCAATTTCATCTAATAATAAGAATCTAATCCTTCTTAATCTGTTAAATTCTTCTTGATTTAATTTTAATATTTGTCTCCAAGAATAATAATGAGTAAAATGAGGATTCATCAATTTGTTAATCTCTTCATACTTAGTCTTTATTTTATTTTTAAAATCTAGAGATTTGTTAAACACATCCCTTGTTTCTTTATAAACAACTAAAGATTTATTATTATTGTGATCATTTTCATGATTCTCTTCTTCGATATCTTCATAACTTTTAGTTTTGTCTTCACATTCTTTATTGTTATCATAATTATTATTATTATTTGATTCACTTCTCTCTGTATCAGAATCTTGATTGTTATCTTCTTTAGTCTTATCTCCAATATCTCTTTCATCATCACTATCATCATTGTCATCAAACTTATCTTTCTTGGTAACAGGATCTTGATTGTCACTATCATTTTCTGAGTCACTTTCTGATTCTCCATCATCACTGGAAGTACTATCAGACAAAAATTCAAACATTTTAGATTTAAATGTCTCCTTCTCTTTTTCTTTATCTCTTTCAATGTCTCTTTTTTTCATTTCTTTTTTTAATTCATAAACTTCAGATTCTTTTTTTATCAATAGATTTTGCAAATGAGCATTCTTTTCCTCTAATTGAATTCTACTCGATTCTAAATTCTCTTTCTCTTTATATTCTTTAAGATAATTTTCTTTCAATAATTCTATGTTTTTCTTGAGTCTTATTATACTCTTCTCAGAAGAAGAGCTAATTTCATTTTTCTTTTCCTCTGTTTTTTTTATCTTTAATAAGGAACTAAGATTTTTAATCTCTTCTTTAAGTTTAACAATCTCATTTTGAAGATCCTTTATGATTTTATCTTTGTGTTCACTATCATCTTTTATTCCTAGGTTGACATTAACATCTCCGTAAGATTCTAGATTTTCATGTGCATATTCATCTATATCTTCCAAAGGAGAATTTTCTATTCGATAACCTTCAAATTCTATACTTATGTGCTTTAAAATCATAACATCCAATTCTAGGTTTTTCGTTTCACCATCCTTTATAAAACTTAAAACATGAGACATGTAAAAAGGGATTGGCACTTCTTCCACTTTAAGAGTGTTGAACATCTTAACATTACTGACTATATATTCTAAGGAATTATAAAAAGATATTAAAAGTCGCTTATCCTGTGGATTCATCTCTGTGGAGTCTTTACTAATTTCTTTATACAACTTATTAAGAAATGGGTGTATATGCAATTTACTTATTGTTTTTTGAACCATCATGTTCATACCATTAACTAATCTACTTGTGAATCTAAATCTGTTCTTACCATTCACTAGCTCATGATCAATCATTCTAAAATTCTTTGTAGATTCTTTATTCAAGATTGATGATAGCACTTTTTTTTCATACTGATCTAAAGAAGAGTAGTAGTTTGCCATTTTTAATTTACAATCTTCTATAACATTATCCATATTATATAACTTATTTAAACAAATAAAAGGGGTAGTAATTCCTAGCACAGTAGAGAGCACAGGAACATTCTTTATTAATGATAGAGTATTTGGATTCTTCCAATTCTCAATTAAACATTTTTTGAACTTAAAACCTAAAAGTTTTCTCATTCCTACAGATACATCAATAGTGTAAAAGTGAGGTTTAGGAGCGCAAATTGTGCCTTTTGATTTATTATAGTTTACCTTCAAATTGATAGAATTAGCATATTCTAATCTACTATATTTATCAGTCATTATTTCAAAATTCTTTTGATCAGTGTAAAAATCTAAAACTTGAATCTTTACTTTTGATTGTGACTTAAATATAATATTATTTTTGCAAATATCACTATAGGTTTTATGATACTCATCTAATTTGATTACTATCTTATCCCTTTCCTCTTGAGAATTTTTAATTTTTGTTAAAGGATTAAAGTTCAACTCTATAAAAACTCCATTTAGATTCAAAAATTGATAAACAGGGTTGATGTATTCACTAAGTGACTCAATTTTATCATCCAATTTTAGCTTCACAAATCTTTGATCACTTATTCTTTTCTTGTAATATGAAATAGGTCTTTTAAAAGTGAAAGATCCTGATTTACCCTTAACTAAGATATCCACTAAATAGGACTCTGAGGTAATTTTGTAAAATGAATACTCTTCATAATGACATATAACACTTAATGATAAGTTGTTTGTTAGGCTATGATCAACTTTATAATTATAAACACTTAAGTCATATAACACAGTTAAAATTGATTTTACTCCTTCATCTTTAATCAATTTCATCAAATATTGCAGATTCATATTGTTATTTTGAATGTAATCTTTAATGTTATCTAAGTGATCAAAATCATAATTTACTAGATAATCATTTATTTGAGATTTTATAAAATTTTCTGTTTCTGTAACACTTCTACTTAGTACTTCTTTGAATTTCACAACTAAATCTTCTTGATACAATTTGAACGAAGGTGCAAAATCTAGATCAATTTTTGTGTGTTTGTATTTCCAATCTCTATTAGATAATCCCTTAAAAATATATAATTTACTCTTTAATCTTGATTGATTCAATTTTTTTATATCATCTTTCTTTTTTTCAAAATCTATTACGGTTCTTATACCTAAATGTTGTGTTATATCAAGAAATTTATTTACAATTGTTGTTTTTTTTGATCGCATATCATTGTTATTAAATATTTTTCTGTATCTTTGATACATCATATCTTTGATGATGTCTACTGATAACACTTGAGATCCAATATCTAAGTTCTCTAATTTGATATTAAAATTTTTAGTGTCAAGAAAATGTAATGATCTATTAATTTCATCATTAAATGTTAATCGAAGATCATTCACAACTTCCTTGACCACTTGACTAGGAATATTGTTCACTGATGAGACCTTGTAATCATAAACACACAAATTTAAGTAAGACTTTAGAACATCTTTGAATACTTTATTTCTGAATCGATTTTCAACCATTGCAAATCTCTCTGTTTTGAAATAAGTGATTAATTTA